TAAATGTGTCACTTGATCTAGCAGTTACTTTAACAATCTCAACTACAGTACCTGCTGTGTTTTGTAGAGTACAGAAGAAGAAGTTAGCACCGGTTAATGTAGGGAATATAGCACCAGTACCTGATACTACTGTAAGTGAAGTAGCTACTGATGTGATACTAGATGCTAAGGTAGTAGCTGCATTATTAGTATATTGATAATTTGACGCCATATGATATCCTAGTTAATTGTGTTATTATTAATTGGTGAACCGTTTAATTGTCTAGCTCCTGGGCCTATTGGATGTGTAACACCTGCTATTAAGGTTGCTGTTATAGATACAGTAGCTGTAAGTACTGGTCTTGCTACAGGAGGTTTAATAGTTGGTGTTGGTAATGATGGTCTTGCAAACACTGGATCAACAATCATTAACATACCAATTGTAATAGGTACAAAACTATCTGTAGGCTCTGGACGTGTCCAAGGAGCCAATTGATTATCTGCTACACCTCTTACAAAGTCTTGTGGTTGTCTGATTTCCCAGTCATCAGTACAACACATAAGCCCATCCCAACGTTGTTGTAGTTGAGAAGCTTTATACTCTCTTCCACAGACGTCACATAAGGCTTTCCAATCGCCTTTATCGTATCTTGGTATATAAGACATGATTAGACGTTAATAGGGGCTAATACCGGTAAATCACCTACTATAGTATAAATATTAGTTAGTGATGTAGTTGCAGTCATTTGAACACTGTAAGTTACACCATCCAAACCACCTGATATTCTTTGTGATACTTTAAACCCACTTATAACAGGACTACCTATTAACATTGTAGAAGGGCTAGGGTCAGTACCTTCTTTAACTGTTATAACACAAGATGCTGATGTAATAGTTTCACTTGATCCCATTACAGGGGTATAATCAAATGTAAATTGTTCACTGTCGTTAGTTATTTTATATGAGAATGAATTACTCATAGGTATAAATCCTTGTCAATAAATAGGGTTCTAAACTTGCTTATGGAGGTATTTCTTACTCTGAGGAGAGCACCTACCATATTAACGTATCTGGTCGCTGCTAGTGTTCTTAACTTGGGAACAACGTATATTAACTTATTCTGAGCGAAATTGACAAAAGAATCAGCTACTAAGCTTACTTGGGATGTTATATAACTAACTGAACTAAGACCTTTTAATAGCAGTCTTACTATTATTATAACAGAATTTACTGAAGTTGTCAATGGTATTTTAACTAAATACTTAAATAAATAAGTACTAACTATAACCACGGTACTAGTTATGGTTCTACTAAAGAACTTAATTAGACTTAATGTATTGGTTACAGTAACAGTTTTAATGATACCTAACGCTTTTATATAACTAACTGTGTTGCCTACAGAGGTTACCATAGGTCTTTGTGTTTGTCTAAATGTAGATACAGCATTACTTATAGCTGTAGCTGTTAAGGTTATAAGTCTATTTGTTTTCTCTAATAAGACTATAACTTCTGATTCAATTATAGAAAGAGTTCTACTTAAGAACCTAACTATAGATACTGTATTACTTGTTACAACAGATTTAATAGCTCTTATAGTTTTAATAACAGAAGCTACTATTGTTGTTAATGTAGCAATCATAGGTCTACTTATTAATCTAATATAAGTAGCATTAGTTGTTACAAGGTTTGCTGTTAAAGTTCTAAGTCTAGCTATAGTAAGTTTAACACTAATTACTTCTGATTCAACTATAGTTAAGAACTTACTTAAAGCTCTAATTACTGATACACTATTACTTGTTGTAATTGTTTTAATAGCATTAATAGTTTTAATAATAGAACTAATAATAGATACTAAAGTAGTAGTTAATATAGGACGTATTTGTCTAATTAACGTAGTTGTTGCACTAACTAAAGTAGCTGTTATAGTTCTATAATAAAACCTATAAGCTAATAATGTTAAAGTATTAGCTGTAGTAATACTAAATAATCTATTAATACTTCTAATAAATGAAATAGTAATTGCTACGGTAGAAGCTGTTAAAGTTCTACCATAAGCAAATGCTCTATTAATCGTTGCAGTCGTTGCTGCAATTGTAGCTGTTAAAGCTTGTGTATATACGGTACCACCCTGTGCAGGAGGGTTACCGTTGACAACCTCAACATTGACTGCAGACTGATTAAGAGCCATCTAAGCATTAACTAAACTGTACTTTAAATGTAAACTGAATACTGTCACCAGAGTTTAATGCTAAACCAGTGAAGTCACCTTTTACAAATAAGTTACCAGATGAAACAGCATCAAACACACCAGCATTGGTAATTGTTTGAGTTACACCTGAAGTTAATGTACCAACTACTTGGTATGTATCACTTGCTATTGTTGTTGTTACTTGTGAACCTGTTCCAGTAGTTCTAGTAGCTGGTGATGAAGACTCTGTAAATAAAGTCGTATCAGCAGCTGCTGTTGTACCGGCACCTGTACCCCAAGCAACATATAAAGGAGTTGTACCGCCACCGTTAATTCTGTTGGTGACAATAGCGTGTCCTGAGTTTGTTAAGAGTGTAGCCATTGTTTAATTCTCCATAAGATTCTTTTAATAGGATTACGATGCCAATAGTCAACGGTACCAATATGTTCTACGGTACCGTCGGCTCTGGTTATAATTGCTGTTACTTCTATAGACCTAGCTTTACTAACAAAAGAACCTTCCATTAAGGATTCCATCCTTTTGATAGTTCTAAGATAACTGAGAAAGAGTATCCAGATGCTGTCCATGTTCCTGTTTCAGTACTTGTTGACCAGTTAATCTTACCTGTCCAACCTGTATTCTTAGGATTCTGTAAGCTACCTAAATGTCTGTAATCAGCTTTACCTCGACCAGCCAATTGTTCAATAGTAGTTCCTGTTGAGTCATCCCAGATTAAATTAACCACAATACCATCTTCGATATTGTGGATAATCTTATCTATAGAATACCAACCAGCTTTTAAATAGTTAGATCCTGTTGGATCAACTGATGAACGAGCTGCTGGGTCTACTAACGTTGAGGAAGTAAAATCGGCTGTATTCGCATTACCAGTTAATTTCAAGATAGTCGTTTTAGGACCATCTGAAATGATCTGTATGTTTGGTGTTGGATTAGCCATTTATATTTCCCCTATTATCGTGAAAGTTCTTGAGCTGTTAAAACAAAGTCAACAGTTAAAGTATCAGTTGCTGTAGGAGTGATTTGAAACACTGGGCCTAAGATTGCATTAGTTAATGTAGTAGCTGATGAACCAATTGTAGGTGCTGCAACGCGTCCTACAATAACACTATTAACATATACTAATAAATCAGTACCATCAAAGTACCAACCTAAATCAACCCATGTAGCTGCTGCAGCTGTTGCTACACCAGTTAACAATGTAGTAGCTGTAGAGCCAACTGTTGATACTAAGTTAATAGAAGTTGATGAAGCTGCTTTAGCAAACCATAAACCATCAGTTGTACCTGAACCGTTACGTAAACCTGCATAGAAAGATACAGAACCTGCTACTGCAGATGCTTGAAGTCTTGTTGAAAACCATGCTCTGTTACCAGCTTGGAATTGGAAGAATGTACCGTTTTTGTAAGCAGCTGAAGCTGTTGTAGTACCACCTGGTGTTAATACTGCTGCACCACCAACTACTGTGTTAGATAATGCAAATGTTGATGATGAACCAGTTACAGAATAGTCTGTACCGATAAGTGTGTTAAAATCGTTAGTGTAGACTGAGCTACCTAAGTTTTGTGTACTTCCAGTATGAAATGGATCTGGAAATGGGAATGAGTAAAGTACTTCACCTGTGTAGGCTGTAGATACTCCGCTTGTAAATCTGGTTGGGTTTGACATTTAAAAGTCTCCTTTGACGTTGCTAGGCAACGCTTAATTAAAAGCGTCATCAGAGCTTGTTAATAAAATATTACTTCTTTTTAGGTTGTGTTTTAGGTGTAGGGCGTTTGCCTTTAGCCTTTTCTTTTTCGTAGCTCATTGTTACTTCCTTTACTTTTGTTTATGTTTCTTTTCTTGATCCTGTTTACGTTTCATACCAACTGCTATTTGTTGAGCATCTGGTTGAGCAAATGGATTAAGAGAGTTGAGTAGGGCATTTCCTGGGTTAACATTAGTAGCATTACCACCACTAAGGCTTGAAGTGCTTCCCATTGCTGGCTCTATTCTATTCTTCATTGTAGGCATATAATATCCTTATAAAGAGCTGGGGAGGGACTTTATCCCCTCCCACCACTCAGTGACGTCCTGATTAAGGACCGTTAACACCCCAGATTGCTCTAGGATCTGACCAGCCGAAGCTGTAACGTTCGTAACCTTTTGCCTTAGCATTCATAGTATCGAAGTCATTGTCTTGGTCAAATTGCATACCAACACGTTCGTAGTACTTCATACCTGTTTTGCCAGGGATTGTGTTACGGATAAACCAAGCATTTGGTGATGTTAAGTAATGATTAACTTTGAAGCCACCTGGAATGTAGTTACCAGATTTGATCACGTTAATATCATTGTTAGCATTACCAGTTTGGTATGATGAATGTAAAATGCGTTGAGCATTGAACACTTGTTGACGTGGAATAATCAATGTGCGAGGCATGATATTGATTAAGAGACCACGGTCGTTTTGTAGACCCATGATTGCAATGATAGCATCTTCTAAAGCTGCTTCAGACAAGTCAACATCAACT